ACCCACCACCAGCAGAGGTGACTGAAAAAAATGCAGAACTACCGCCATTTGTACCTTGTGCCCCGTTTGGTTCGGCAGCTCCGCCTGTACCACCAGCACCGACAGTTATTGTATAAGACGTACCCGGTGTAACAGCTAAAGCAGTGCCCGTACGAAAACCGCCAGCACCACCACCAGCACCGCCATATTGACCACCACCACCACCACCCCCACCAACTACAAGGTAATCAACAGTTGTAACGTCAGCTGGGCATACCCATACTGTAGTACCATAAAAAGCTTGAATGATTACGGTAGGCGTTCCCCCAGCGGAGAGCGCTTGCATTATTTTGGTGTAAGCAAACATCAATCAACCCCTATTAAGGTATATAGCCTTGTGAATAGTTTCCATACCAATTTGCGCCATCAGCTATAAACGTCAGGATGTCCATTTTGTTTGCGGCAGTTGTGATTGTAGGCGCTGTATTAGAAGCAAACTTAACACTAGTAAATGTCCCTGTAAAATTACCCGTACCTGTTTTAAGCAATAAAATAAAGGACTTTCCAGATGTATTGCCGGGCATCGTAAATGTGCAGTTAGCTGTCAGCGTGGCCGTAACAATAGTGGCGTTAGCAATGTTCAGTGTTACTGCATTGCCAGTATTACCAACAGCAATAACACCTTCTGTATACGCATTGATTGTTGTGTTGCCTACAGTTCCGCTATTAATTACAACATTGCTAAACGTAGAACCGTTTGAAGTAACGCCGTTTATGGCACCACTAGAAATTGTTACATTAGTTAAAGAGAGGCTGTTAGCTGTGCCTCCATTAATAGTTACATTACTAAGACTTGTAACAAAAGTTATTACGTCATTGATGTTTGTACCATCATTAAATACGATTGAACTTCTACCAGCGGGTAAAGTAAAAGTAGTGCCTGTTGGAGAAGCGTTTGTGCCATTAGAAATAACAATTGAATTAGACAGCGTATTTGTAATTAAATACTGCTTCTCAATCGCTGGCACAAACAATGTCTGAACACTGGAAATTGTTCCAACCAAATTCAAACGCAAATTACGCGCTGTCTGCGCTGCATTCGTATCTGTTAATGCTATTGCCGCATTTGAGCTAGCAAAAGTTACATTGGCAGAACCAGTGATAGCTTCCTCAAGGGCTGTGCCAAGGTTGGTGTTCGTGGTATTACCCCACGTACCTGCCTGATCGCCAGTTCCGATCAGCTCGATCTTTAGGCTGCTATATGTGCTTGCCATGATTCTTCCTTACTTAGTTAGTGTTTATGAGCTGCCAGTCTTCAACCGTTCCGGTATCAATCAGCTCCCACAAACGTCTTCTGTTTACAATGTCCTGTATAGCAACTGACACATTGGCTCTAGCATAGAATGTTGCGTTTGTACTGAGTGCGTCTGTTACGTTACTTGCCTCTACAATAGTTACAGCAAAATTTGCTGATGTGCTTACAACATCTTCAATAGCTGCGTTTTCTTCAATTGATCGAAAGTTATACCCGACTCCAACAACTGTATCTGCTGCGTTTGCTGTCTCTATAACGGTGACTTGGATAGCAAATGCGCCTGTCATAGTAGAAGCGGCGTTTACTGTTTCTGTTATTGCTACCGCATAAGTTACTGCTGTAGACACCGTGTCAATAGCGTTGGCAGTATCTGTTGTTGTACCAAAATAGTAGCGCAGCCCTCCTGTTTCATCAGCCGTATTTACTGTTTCAACAACACTTACGCCTAACGTAACATTACTAACGTACGTTTCGCTAATTTGTACTGTGTCGTTAAATTGACAATCAAGTAACGTATTTGCTGCGTGATCGGAAGCAAGGATGACTAATGTTTCATTTACTTGTGAAATAAAAGTTGCATTAGGGTACACCGCATCAGAAGCAGTGACTAATCCTGCACCATACCCCCAACCTAACTCCCCCCACGTACCACTATCCCAACCGCCGTTAGAGACTAGCGGATAAAAAACCGAGCAACCCCATGCCGCAGGTTCCCCCCAGTTTCCACTGCTATAGCCTCCATCGACTTGAGCCACTCATTACTCCACAGCAACAAGCTGATCTTCAGTAAACCAACGCTCGTGCGTCATACCATCAGAAGTCCATGACAACAGGTAATACACCGTGCCATCGTCATCCATGCGCAGTTTAAGTATGGGGCCTTCTGGATTAACAGCTTTCAACCGAACTACTTGGTCTTTTTTAAACGTAGCCATACTAATCTCCTATTAGGTCGCGTCGAGGTTGAATGAATATGTAACAACCAAAACGTCACCACTTACAACAGTACGATCACCGGGCGATTGGAAATCAGATTCGGAGAACAACAAACCTGTGGTGCCTGTCGCCACATTAGCCAAAAACGCGCCAGCAATAGTAGCGGTTGCATTGATGCTAAACGATGCTGTAGAAGATGCGTTGTTAATGTTTGATGGGTCAGCTAATGTAGCCGCACCAAACGTAGCTGCTTTACGGTTACCTGTATAGCTAGTGTTCTCTGTCCAACCGGCGTGAGAAGCTAATGTATCGCCACCAGAGAATGTAGTCGATGCTGATGTGCCGTTAACCAACCCAATATACCAAGCAGCCGTATATGCTGAACCGGTAAAGAATTTGGTATTCATATCTTGCAAACCGGTGTTTACTACAAGATTAGGGGCAATCTCAACCCACTTCTCGTTACCGTCTTTGTCATAGCAAGTAGTTGTAAAGACACCACCGGCTGACATACCTTCAACAAAACCTGTCTTACGAGCAACAGAGCTTGCAACTGTTTCGCTAGACTTTGAATTTTCATTGCTCATGATTACTCCTTAGTTAATCTGAATTAACGCACTAGACGACGTGTCAGGGGGTAACAGCACAGAAAATGTATTGTTACCTGTCTGCGTTTTATCTGACCCAAAGTCCAACACTGCTATTGACGCATTACTTCTGGTTGCGTTGTATATCAATGCACCTCTGGCGGTAAACTGTACTGAATTCCAAACTACATTACTAAAGCTTACGTACACAACTCCATTACTGGTTGAGTTGATTGTCACGTTAGATAGCGCTTGCCCTCCAGCGGCATAACTTCCACCTGTAACTTCATTGGTTGGCGAATACGCCGTGGTGTTGTCGTTAATATCAGCAAACGCTGTGTACAACGCCATGTATAACGTATCCGACGCAAGGTTCTGCGTACCTCTTACCATGTCCAGCTTAAAGCTGGTAGTTAATCCTTGCTGTATCGTCATTAGGTCACCGGCACCCTAACTTGACCAGTACGGTACGCATCCTGACGCTCCAGACCATCGCCAAGACGTTTAGCTTCTGCTAAGGCTTCATTGTACTTAGCTTCTACATTAGCAATCAAATCCGCTTCGCCCTTCATAAACAAATACGCTTCACGCAATGAGCCGTACAGTAGTACAGGGTCGTAGTTATCGCCTAACCAGCTTGTACCTGCAGTCACAATAGACTGTGGGTAATAGTAGTAATGCAGTTCCGCGTAATACGAACTATCTGGCGTTGGGCCAAGGATAAAGCTTAATTCGTTTGATACTGTATTGCTGCTTACCGCTGGGCCAAAGATTGCATAATACGAAGGCAGACCTGTATCAGCAGGTGTCGGGTAGGCTTCACGTATGTAATTCACGTCCTTGTTTAACAAGTAGTGATACGTCTCGGTTGCTGTGCCGTAGTTCTCGATAACCGCCAACGAATACACAGACAGAAAGTCCAACGGACAGGGCAAATATTTATTGCCTGTCGTCAATATGCCCGTTTTGTTGGCACGTAACGATGGGAACTGAACAGCGTTATAAACACGCGTCTCAGTCTGTTGAATGAACGTGTTTATCTGATCGGAGCTTGGGATAACAACTTCGTTGGTGTTGTCCGTACTCGTAAAAGCCGTAGTTGCAAAATCATTTTCGCAGTACGACTTGATCGTATTAAACAGGGTCGTGTAGTTCATGTATCAGCCCATCGGTCCTCGGGACATAAACCCTTTAGTAGCAGCACCAGCGCCGCGCATCTTGATGCCGTCAGTCTTGGTGTTATCCGCTGCTGGGTCGCCAGCGCTGACACGGTACGTACCATGCACACGCGGGTTCATTTTGTTAGCTGACAAAGTATTAGGGTCAGTACCTTCGTACTGCGCTTTGACTTGGCTTTCAGCCGTAACTTTGCCGCCACTCATAGTGTGTGGTGAAGCGTAAGTCTTAGCAGTACCTACTTCTTTGCCCATGCGTTTATCGCTAAATTTAGCCATGATTACCCCGTCTTTTGGCTGTTGG